TGTTGCTGTTTCAACTGCAGGTTCTGACGAACTCTTATCATCAATGAAAGTTGATGCTTCAGACTTCGGTGGTTCAGCAGGTGATGCTGTGGCTATCTTACCAAGAACAGGTGGAGCTACAACTGCTGCTCCTGCAAATGGTGATAGACACCCGTTAACTGTTATTGCTAGAATGTCTAGACTATTAGACCAACAGAATGTTGACACTAATGGTAGATGGTTAGTATTAGACCCTGTATTCATAGAAGTACTAAAGGATGAAGATTCAAGATTATTTGATGCAGACTTTGGTGGTACTGGACTACAGAATGGTTTAATCCTAAACAACCTACATGGTTTCAAGGTTTATCAGTCAAACAATTTACCTGCAGTAGGAACAGGACCATCTAATACAGGTGCAAACAGTTCTTCTAACTATGGTGTAATTGTTGCTGGTCATTCTTCATCAGTAGCTACTGCCGAGCAAATCAACAAGACAGAGACTTACAGAGACCCTGATTCTTTTGCTGATATTGTTCGTGGTATGCATTTGTACGGTAGAAAGATACTTCGCCCTGAAGCAATCTCTACTTGTATATATCACTTAGCGTAGGGAGAATAGATTATGGCGAATATTACTGCTGTTCTTAAAGCCGCTTCTGGCAACTCCCAGAGAGGTCGTAATGTATATTACGTGGATAATGTTATTGACTTAACTGCTAATAGCATTAGTCCAAACGGTGATACCATTCAGGCTATCACAGTTCCAGCTAATACTCTTGTTGTGGCTGCAGGTCTTCAAGTTGTAGAAAGTGCAACTCAGAATACTGGCACAGACGCAACAGCATCACTTGGTTTTACAGGTGGTGACGTTGATGAGTTTGTTGCAACTTTTGATATTGATGGTGCTGCCGATGGTGCTTATGCTCCTCAGATTGCAATCACAGGTTTGACTGCTTCCACTTCTGCTGACACAATTGATGTGTTATTAGCAGGTACAGGTGCGTCATTTACTGCAGGTAAAATCCGTGTATATGCAGCAATGATGGATATAAGTGACCAAGGTGACATGTCAGCTAACGAAGTTGATAGAGACACTTTAGCTTAAATCATATATAAGGGAGCAGGGCAACTTGCTCTCTTATTTTACTTAGGAATTATTATGGCAGAGAACTACCTAACATTAACAAATAAAGTCATAGCAAGGTTGAATGAGGTTGCATTAACTTCAGCAACCTTTTCTAGTGCTAGGGGTATACAGGTTCAATGCCAAAATGCTGTAAATGAATCAATCAGATTTATTAATCAGCGAGAGTTTAATTATCCATTTAATCATCAAACTGCTTCTCAAGTATTGACAGCAGGTATAGTTAGATACACTTTACCTGCATCTACTAAAACAGTAGATTATAATACATTTAGAATTGTAAAGAATAGTACATTAGGTAATGGTGGTTACAGATTAAATATACTTGATTACAATGATTATATAAACAGAGTTGTCAATCAAGAAGACGAAATAGAAACAACGACTACTAGCACAACTCACACAGATAGTGACACAACTATAACTGTTGTAAGCACTACAGGTTTTGATAGTGCAGGTACAATAGTCATAGGTAATGAAAACATTACATATACAGGCACAACAAGCACTACATTTACAGGATGTACTAGAGGTGCAGGTGGTAGCACAGCAGCTTCAATAGCAAGTGGTGTTACAGTAGCACAGTTTGATAGAGGTAGTGTTCCTGAATATGTAGTAAGAACACCTGATAATAATTATCTACTATATCCATATCCTAATAAATCTTACACAATAAAATTTGACTACTATACATATCCAACTGATTTATCAGCATATGATGATACAACAACTATACCTGATAGATTTGCACCTGTAATCATAGACGGTGCTACAGCATTTGTATATCAGTATAGAGGTGAGACACAACAGTATCAACTTAACATGCAAAGATTTGAACAAGGCATAAAGAATATGCAAACGCTATTAATAAATAAGTTTTCATATTTACGTTCAACCTATATACCAAGAACAGGAGTATATAACTCAGGTAGTGTAGATATTAGGGCATTATAATGGCAGACGAATCTCAAACAGTTCCTTCAGCGTTTGTTTGTGAAGGAGGTTTAGTATTAAATAAATCTACATTTATGATGCAACCAGGTGAAGCATTAGAGTTAGAAAACTTTGAGCCTGATATAACAGGTGGCTATAGAAGAATAAATGGCTACTCTAAATATGTGGATGCAGTTGTGCCACAAACAGCATCATCTACTGAAAAAGTACTTATGGTTGCTACATTTGGTAGCAAAGTAATAGCAGCTAGAGGTACTAGTATTTACAGTGCAGACCCAGGTGGTTCATCTTGGACTAGCATAGATAGTGGTAGAACAGGTGCAGGTAAATATAGATTTGAAAGATACAACTTTGATACTACAGATAAACTAATAGTTGTTGATGGTGCTAATGCTCCAACTGTATTTAATTCATCACTAACAGCTACAGATGTTTCAGCTTCTTCTGTATTAGGTGCTAAATATGTAGCAGCTTTTAGTGACCACATGTTTTATTCAGGCATGTCAAGTACACCACAAGAAATAGTGTTTAGTACACCTTTTGATGAAGATAATTTTAGTGTTGCAGCAGGTTCAGGTACATTTTCTGTTGATAATATAATAACAGGAATGAAAGTTTTTAGAGATAGTTTATTTATTTTTTGTGAAAGCAGAATATTTAAATTAACAGGTTCTTCAGTATCAGACTTTATTATAGCTGATGTGACAAGAGATATAGGCTGTATAAATGGTGACACTATTCAAGAATTTGCAGGTGACCTTATATTCCTTGGTCCTGATGGATTACGTACAGTTGCAGGTACAGCAAAAATAGGTGACGTAGAATTAGGAACTATAAGCTCTAATGTGCAATCTATTTTTAATGAAAACATATCTAGTGCAACAGAATTTGATAGTCTCGTTATACCAGATAAAACACAATACAGAATATTCTTTACTAAGAGTGGTACTGTAGATAATCAAACTAAAGGTATTATATGTTCTCTTAGAGGACAGAAGTTTGAGTTTGCTGAGATTAGAGGTATAAAACCTGCAAGTACTGACCACTTTGTTGATGACGGAGACGTAATAGTTTTACATGGTGGTTATTCAGACGGTTATGTTTATAGGCAAGAACAAGGCAATACTTTTGACGGTACTAATATAGCAGGTAAATATAGAAGTCCTGATTTAACTTTTAATGACCCTGGAATAAGAAAACATATGCAAAGGGTTATAATTAACTACAAACCTGAAGCAGCTATAGATGCTGATTTGTTTTTAAGATATGACTACGAAGATGCTAATGCACCACGACCTGCAGCATATCCACTAGACTCTGCTTCTATAGTAGCTATATATGGTACATCAGTTTATGGAGTGCCTACATATGGTGGAGCATCACAGCCATTAGTTAGACAGGCAGTAGAAGGTTCAGGTTTTGCTGTAGCAGTAAGAGTGAGAGATGGAACAGGAAGTGCACCTTATTCACTTAAAGGTTTTCAGTTAGAATATCAATTAGGAGCAAGAAGATAAATGGGAGCTACATACACTAGACAATCCTCGTATACAGATGGAGATATAATCACTGCGGCTCATACCAATGATGAGTTCAACCAGTTATTAGCTGCCTTCGCTGCAAGTACAGGACACACCCATGATGGTACGACTGCTGAAGGTGGTCCTATCACTAAACTATTAGGTACTGGAATCACAATAGGTGATGGCACAGCAGGTACAGATATCACAGTTACATACGATGGTGAATCCAACGATGGTGTAATGAAGTGGATGGAAGATGAGGATTATTTTGAGTTCAGTGATGACATACTTATTGCTTCTACAGAGAAGCTACAATTCAGAGATACAGCTATATACATCAACTCAAGTGCCGATGGGCAACTTGACATTGTTGCCGACACAGAAGTCCAAATAGCTGCACCAACAATTGACATAAATGGTGATGTAGACGTATCAGGTACACTTACATATGGTAGCTTATCTGATGGTTCTATAACTATTACAGCGTTTGTTGATGAAGATAACATGGCATCTAACAGTGCTACTCTTGTACCTACACAGCAATCTGTAAAGGCATATGTGGATGCACAAGTAACTGCTCAGGACTTAGACTTCCAAGCAGATACAGGTGGTGCATTAAACATAGACTTAGATAGTGAAACACTTACTCTCACAGGTGGTACAGGTATTGACACAAGTGGTAGTGGTAATGCTGTTACATTTGCGATAGATTCTACTGTAGCTACACTTACAGGCACACAAACACTTACAAATAAAACACTTACAACTCCTATTATAAGTACTATTAGTAATACAGGAACAGTTACATTACCTACAGCAACAGATACACTTGTAGCTAGAGCTACTACTGATACTCTAACAAACAAAACAATAGACGTGGACAACAACACAGTATCTAATATTGAAGTAGATAACTTTAAAGCTAGTGCTGTTGTAATTGAATCAGAAGGTATTGGTTCTAATGATAATGATACAACCTTACCTACATCAGCAGCTGTTAAGGATTATGTAGATACACAAGTAGCAACTGCTAATGAATTATCAGAACTAACAGATACTAACATTACATCACCTGCTGATGGTGCTTTACTTTTTTATGACACAGGTACATCTAAGTGGATAGATAATGTAGTCTCAGGTGATATCACAATAGCTGATACAGGTGTTGCTGCAATCGGTTCAGGTGTTGTTGTCAATGCTGACATAAATGCTAGTGCAGCTATTGATGCTACAAAGATACATGATGGCACAGTAGATAACACAGAGTTTGGATATCTTAATGGTGTTACATCTGCTATACAAACACAGCTTGATGCAAAACAAGCAAGTGATGCTCAACTAGATGATATTGCAGGATTAACACCTACTGACGGAAACTTTATTGTTGGTGATGGTACAAACTTTGTAACAGAGTCTGCAGGTACTGCTCGTACATCTTTAGGTCTAGGCAGTATTGCTACTCAAGACAATGGTAGTGTAGACATTAATGGTGGTAATATTGATGGTACAGTTATTGGTGCAGCCGTTAGGTCTAGTGCTCAATTTACTACATTACAGGTACAAAGCACTTCTACATTAGAAGGTACACTTAATCTTAATGATGACCTTGATATGGGTGACAACAATAAGATTAGGTTAGGCACAAGTGATGACCTTGAGATGTATCACGATGGTACTAACAGTCGTATTAATGATGCAGGAACAGGTAGCTTAAAATTACAGTCAGCTAACGCAGATAGGATTATTATAGACTCTAATGTTACAATTCAAGGTTTAGTATATCCATCATCTGATGGTTCAAATGGTCAAGTACTCACAACAAATGGTTCTGGAACTTTGTCATTCCAAGCTGTAACTGAGACAGACCCATCTGCTTTAGCATTTGCAATAGCTCTTGGCTAAGAAAATACTTGACAAATAAGGTAAAACCGAGTATAATTATATAAAAGGAAAAAGAAATGGCAAACGCATTTTTATCAGAAACAGATACAGCAGTTGGAACATCCCCTGCTACCATATTAACATGTGGTGCTTCTACTGAAACAACCATTATAGGACTAAGCATATCTAACATAGTCACTAGTCAAATTACTGTAGATGTACAGCTTGATGCTTCAGGTCGTACTAGTGGTGCAGAAGATAGTGTGTACCTTGTTAAGTCTGCACCTATACCTGTTGGTGGTTCGTTGGTAGTTGTAGGTGGAGACCAAAAGGTTGTGTTAGAACCGGGTGATGCAATTAAAGTTACATCTAGTCAGGCATCTTCTGCTGATGTTGTTTTAAGTCATCTAGATATTACATAAGGAATAAAGTATGGCATACTTAGGTAACAATGTACCTGCTAACTTTCAGACACCACCTGCAGTCGTAAGATTCAATGGTGATGCAAGTACAACTACATTTGCACTAGGAAGAACAGTAGGCTCTGTACAGGAAATACTTGTATCAGTAGATGGTGTCGTACAGGACACATCTGCTTACACTGTACCTGATGGTTCTACCTTGACATTTACTGCTGCACCCTCAAGTGGTACTAACAATATCTTTGTATACTTCCTTGACTTATCAGCAGGAAGTGTAACACCTGCTAATGAGTTCAAAGGTAACTTCAAGACAGGTGGTATGTTCAGAACTAATTCACAGAACTTGACAATAGACACAACAATACTTGCCACAGAAAATGCACAGGTAACAGGAACAATTACTGTAGATAGTGGTGTTACATTGACAGTGAACAGTGGTGGAAGGTTGGTGATATCGTGAGTACAATCAAGGTAGATACATATTTAACTCGTGGTGGTGTATCAGAGATAGCTATTGATAAGTTAAAGGGTGCATCAAGTGCAGGGTCAATGACTGTTGTTGGAGAAGGTGGGTCAACTACCACCAATTTGCAACAAGGATTAACAAAGGTTTGGGGTAAAATTAACTGTCAGGGAACTCCCTCTATTTTACAATCATTCAATTTAAGTTCTATTACAGACGTAGCTACTGGACAGTATGACTGCATATATACTAATACTACTAGTAGTACAAATGTTGTAACAGCGAGTGGACAAAACAATAGCAGCTATGATGAAATTTATTATGCTGACCAACCAACAGATGAATTTGATAGAGCAGATATACGTTGTTCTAGAGTAAGCGTATCTGCTTTATGGCATGACACTTATAGAATGTCTTTTGCAACACACGGAGACCTAGCATGAGTGAAGTAATACTAGACACCATAACAGGCAAGTCCACTGCAACAACCATAACCATTGGCTCAACACCTGTAGTTAGTGCAAGTGCAAACTCTATGACTATTAGAGGTGAGGGTACTGCACAGACAAGTATACAAGGTGGATTGACAAAACTTTGGCTTAGATATGAAAGTTCTGCAATTCAAGATTCTTTAAATACTTCATCTATTTCTGACTTAGGAACGGCAGCTACTAATTTAGTTGTAGGTTACACTAATAATTTTGCAGATAAATCTACTTATGCTGCTTTAGGTCAATTTGGAACAAACATAGATGGTCCTAGTTCTAATCCGGGTGCATTAAGAATGTCTGTTGGAACAGAAACTAATGATTGTACCACTAGTCAATTAGGAGCTTCAATAGCCAATGCAGAAGCTAGTGCTATAATGGATTGGGTGGCAGGAAGACTAATGATACTTGGAGACCTCGCATAATGGCAAACGGAACAATAGCATTTGATACATTACAGACAAGTGGACAGATAACAGGCACAGCTAAGTCTGTGGATACAGATTATGTTGTTAGTGGTGGTGCTAAGACTTGGTTTGTTTATGACCAATCAAATGATACTATAGATAATAGTTTTTCAATAACTTCTATAACTGATACATCAGCAGGTGTATTTACTTCTACTTTTGCTAATAATTTTAGTGCTAAACCATGTCCTGTTGGGATGTGTAGTTATTTTAGTTATTGTAATACTAGAAATTTTGGTGGAGACGCCATAACAACTTCAGACACTGATTTTAATATTGCAAACACATCAGGCACTCAGACAGATAGAGACGAAATAAGTGTAGCGTTTCATGGAGATATGGCATGACAATAACCACACCAGAATTTCAAGGCACACATCTTTGGGATAGATTGTGTTGGGCAAAAGAAAAGCTAGAGCCACACAGAACAGAATACTGTGTTGTATGGGAAGACCCAGAGACACCTGATGAACCTGCAAAGGTTACACACCCTGACCCTAATTGGATGGCTTGTGCTTTGCAAGGTGGTATTTTACCTCCCGTTGAAGTATACTGGGAGTTAAAGAAGGATGAAGCAAAACCAGATTTTGTTAAACATACAAGAGGGTATTTGCTTCACAACACAAAGCCAGTTGAGGCAATGACAGAAGAGCAGGCAATAGAGTACCTAATTATGAAAGACATACCACAGCATGTATGGAGAGATTACGACAAGGCAAACAAACCACGAATGGTTATTTGTACTAAGTCACAACTGCCAAGCACAAGAGTGTGGCGAAATGCTTGGAGAATTAATGAAGACATAACCACATATAATGAAGAAGCTGCTTAAAGGAGAAACTAATGGCAACAACTAATATCGTAGACAAGGATGGCAACACTATATCTGCTTCAGATGCCACTGTTCCATCTGACAGGCA